GTTAAGTTGACTAAGACCGCGGCTTTCCACCGCGGCCAGTCCGTCCGGGGACTAACCCAGACAGACGGTGGCATGAAATCCCAGTTCGGGGTCACATGCCATCGCGTTTGGTACCTCACCGTTTGATTTTGCCTTACGATGAGCGAACCATCTCTAAGTTCGCCAAGGAGTAGACTCAACAAAGCAGCTGCCTCGTTGAAGACCATCCGTTTTGAACCTCTTGGAGTCTTGACAACTCCATCTCCGATTCTCACCTTTGCCTGCACGGCTACGCTACGTTTGTAGCAAGCCTTAAACCGATACCTCGGATGCGGGCGAGATTGTCCTCGGAAGATACTAGACGGGACCTTAATACCTGCGTCGTCTGTCTCCGCATAAGGTACATATAACGGCCTCCCGATAAGGGAGACCAGATACTGCACTGATTTGCGGAGAGGGACGCCAGTACGATAGGTCCAGTCGTTCAGTAGGTTCACAGCGACCGATAAGTCGTTGCGCGAGTCTAACCGTTTAAGGTATACCCCGCGCACGGACTGACCCTTAAAATAGTCATGTCCACACGATTCTCGGAACGGTCCTGTGTTAAAGGACTTCGCGACGTTTGCTCGAAAACCGAGCAACTGCAAGAAGGCGATGACGTCGTCGTATGCCTCGCGGCACACTATTATATCATCACCGAATACAGCCCAGTTACCTGGGACGTTATATCCAAGCACGCTTGTCCTCGGGTTATTCCGAATAGGAAGTCCCTTGGCGGCGTACACGGCGCGAACAGCACAGCTGAGAAGCACAGTCATCAACGGGAATGTGAAACCATTACCCATCATGCTCATGCAACCCAACTCCACGTTCAAACCATAGTCTCTCACGCTCGTGAAGGGAGACCTTAAATCCGACAGTAGGTCGAAGACCACTGCCGGGAGGCTTTCCCGACAAAGCGCTAGACTTAAACAGTCTGATGCTGAGCTCAGGTCTAAAGTGGCGAAATCGCCAGACCTCGAGCCCATACGTGCTAAGAGCCGATTGATGTCCGGTTGACTATCCAGGCTAACATTCCATGTTTGCCTCATGCGGGTTTCCAGTATGGCACAAAGGCCAAGCTGGGCCCACATGTTCAAGGACGGTTCGGTACCAATCAATCTAGCTGTGTCCACGTTCTTAGGAGCGAAAGATACAGTTGATCCACTAACTATGGAGAGATCGCCGTAGTGGTCGCTGCGTATGTTTTCCATACCGCGCCACCTTGGGTCAATACTCACATAATCCCTGTACAAGGAGTACAGGCCTATCGATGTAGCCGTAAGCGTTGACGAGCCCATCTTCCCATAAAAGGAGGTTGAGTTCGCTAATAGCGCGGCCCCTGGACCCACCCTGCCGTGCTCAAACAAGTCGAGCTCGGTTTGGAGGAGAGTGTCCAGAAGTGGCTCAAAGAACTCCGCCAGTTCCTGGCGAAAGAGTCCCCACACGAGGTCGTATTGACCACCGATGCGTAAAGAGTCACTTTTGACCCACGTCCTACTGAGGTGATTAGCCTCAAGGAACGTTAACAGTGCCCGCGTTTCAGCCATCTCACTGGTGTCAGACCACTTTTTAAAGAGTGCCTGAACAAGCAGCTTTGAGGCGACAGAGGCTGGGTCACTGTTGGGGTTGTCCTTATCACACAATAAGTCGTCTTGCATGTAAGGCGCAACATCTTCTAGGAGGTTAGACAAAAGAGCATCGCGGATATTATCCGTCTTGTCCATCGCATTATTCCTTCTGTTTAAGAGGGATTCCAACGCTGAGGTTGTCTCTCAGGGGGTCTCGCGACCCCCGAAGATTACCCTCAATCGACATACAACCTGCACAAGCTTCCGAAAGAAGAAGCGCAGAGCCACGTCAACCGTTCTTATGGGGCTCATTTCTTTGCCCTTTTCGAACGTGCCTTTGCGGCCTGAGTTGATCGCCTCTCAAGCATTATGGCATCCCGAAGGATACCAAGGAGGCGGAGCTTTCGCTCCGTCTCTACATGCTCTCTGAGGAGACTATTCAGGTCGCAGAAGTCCCACGGGATTAACTCCCACGAGGCTTTCTGGAGACGCTGACGGCGGGCCATTTTAAGGCTCACCAGTCTTCAGCATGTCGACAATCGCCTGCTCATTCGCAACCAGCCACGCAATATATTCTGCGACGCCGGCTGCGATGTTGTCAGGGTCCGCGATGTCGGCACCGGCTGGCACACGCCAGCTAGTGTCGATGCCTAAGAAGGCAGCGGGCTGACCGGCCAAGACAGTAACGCCTTTGTTAAGGCCTGTCTTGTACACGTTCAGCGGAACGTTTGGAAGCGACCCCTGCACATTCAATGCAGGGAGTTGACGGATGGTCGCCGGCCGGGTCACCATGACGCTGTTCGGGCGAGAGCCCGAGTGAACGTCAACGGCTGACGGCTGCGTACCTCCTTTGGCCGTACACGTACCCATCTTCCCGTAAGGGATGGTGGTTGTGCTCGCGCCAAAGGTCCACGTCGCACTGGTGAATCCAGTGAGCGTGCCGGCTTGGTTAAAGACGCCGGAAACTGAAACTGCCATGATATGGCTCCTGTTGGTTTTAGGTTAAGAACTTAAGGCCAATATTTAAACGCTCGAGCAGCCGCTAGCGCAGACATGTTTACCCATTTCCCAGCCGCCCCAGGAACCTCCAGTCGGAGGTTTTGGTTCGGTAGTACATCAGGGTCGACATTTGATCTCGCTACGGTCTTCCGCGTCGCAACATAGCCGCCTGGCTTGGTGCGCGTGAACGCCAAGTTTTTCTCAATCGTTGGAGTCGCAATCCTGTCGTAGACAATAGCGACGGTTCTCACCGTCCGTCTACGACTGGTACGATTAATCCACTTTATGAGTCCTCTTGGAAAACACAACGCGTTGATACAATCCCCAACATTGGAGAAGTAATCAACAAGAAACGACCAAGGCAACAGTTCCCAGAGGGTAGGAATAAAGTCTTGGGGTAGAACCCCAAGGCGATCCGCTACACCCCCCAGTCCTGCTGTCTCGCCCGCGATGCATCCCTTATATCGCACCTCAGCCACAGTGCTGCTTTTAGCAGCATCGCGGCGTGCGATGATAGGGCCAATCTGGATGAATGCCCCGGCTGTTTGTCCACTCACGAACTCGTCACTGCCGTTACCGTGTACCCGCTTCACCTCTCTTCGAGGATCGGCATATACAGACAACGCACCAGTGATGTCACTCGCAAGTGGCGCCCAGCCAAAGCTAAACTCCAGCCATGCATCCGCTGCTGCTTTACGACGGTCCTTGCGCAACCTGTACTTACGCTTCGCCTTTCGGAGATGCGTGTTCCAGTTTGTAAGCAAGTACATCATATCGCCGCCGCGTCCTTTGACCATTCGGATCGTCTGGGCCAATTCGCCGATGAACGTGCCGCCTTGAATGGCATTACGCTTACGGACGCAATCTTTCCAGAACGCTCCCAAGGCTTGCTGATCAGCCTTGCTGTCGTCTATCCCTGCAGGGTTGCCACCGAAGACAACGGTTGTGGAGGTTACTCCACGTCCTATAAGCTCGCGATAGTTAGCCTGGGTGTGATTACTCGACACCCAATAACCCCCGCCTAGCTCAGCTTCGGTGATGACCACCGTCCTCTCGTCCGCGTTAAGCGGAGTCGTGGCCGGAAGATTTCTGGCAGTGCGCCAACGCCAGTTGGGGTGTTTATACCCAACGAGTTGGTTCGACCAAGATGTCTCATCCGATGAGTCGTTCAGGACGCCGTCTTCGTTGACGGTATCCCATCGTACTCTAACGGACTTAGCATCAATTTTGGTGTACTGCCATGTAGTCATATAGACGCTCACAGTGAAGTGATTTTCTCTCATTACTGAGGGAAGGTCCGATCAGAGACCCCCGATGCTGTTAGCATCAAGG